TTGAGCCCTGTGGTCGTGAGGCTCGTAACCTGCGTGATTATAGCGGAGCGTATCTGCTGTCGAACGTGCATTATTGCTCCTCAAGCATCACAGTGGTTATACCTGTGCCGTCTGGCATCACCTCACGGATGAGGTAGGTCGCGCCGCCAATAACTAACTGGTCGCCATGCGCTACACCAGGGAAGTCTACATCGCGTGCGGTGAACGTTGGGCTAGTCGCTGAGAACTCGACCATACCGCCAGCGTCAGCGCCGATGTAAGGGTTATCGAATACACCGACGATGTTACTTGCGCTACCGCCCGCAGGCGTGAACACAGCGTCCGTACCAAAGTCATTGGTCGTAAAAAAGAACGCTAAGCTGTCGGCATTTTCGATTGGCATTAGTCGGCCTTACGCGTGCGACGAGTGCGTGGTTTTTCATCGCTGTCCAAACCTACAGAACGTGTAGTCTTAGCAACAGCTTCCTGAATGTAACCAAGCATTTCCAAACGGGTTGTCTTGTCGTGGTGAATCTCGATCTGAGTACCAGCCTTGTAGCTAGTGCCGTCGATGACCACATCTTTGAGTACGTCAAATTTCATGCTGTTCTCCTAGTCTTTTAATGCTCACTCAACGAATGAGCATTAAAAGAGAGCCCCGAAGGGCTCTCAGTGTCATTATACGCCGTCGTTACCGAAAGCGAATGACTGTGCGTGGCGAACTGCTACGTCACAGCTCTGTAGCGCAACGATGCGTACAGTACCAGAAGTAGAGTTGCTGTATGGGTCAACAACGATGTCCAGACCGCCGAACATACCGATCAGGAGGTCGTTGAAGTTACCGAAGTACATATTACCAGCCGTACCCTGGTTAGAAACCAGTGCGTTGTAGCCGTTTACTGTACCGCCTGGCTCAACTACGAACTGAGCTGTACCAGAAGCTTTCTCGGTAGTCTTCAGTGCGCCGTACATAGCTGAAGGCATGATGTACGCAAGGCTGCCCATGAGAGCGTTGTCGTCAGCCAGTGCAGTCTCAAGAGATACTGCTTCAGCGAACGTTGGGTTAGCCGCAGCGAAGTTAGTAACCTGATTCACACCAGAAGTGTTCAGGATACCTGTAGGCTGACCAGATGCACCAGAACCTTCAAGACCCGCAAGGTCGATTGCAAGAGCGAGCGCCTGCGCCAAGTCGTCACGTACCAGAGCTTCAACGTCCATAGAAGACTGGATCATAAGCTGACGAGTGATGTCAGTGAATGCACCCAGAGTCTTAGGCGTCAACGCTACGCTGCCAACGGTCATTTCAGACTCAGAAGAAGCACCGCCTTCAGTCGCGATCCACGCAGCAGAGGCAGCAGTCAGTTTCTTAGGAATCTTAACGTCGCCAGACAGGCCGTTCATCATACGAGCACCTGCACGCATTACGCTTGAAGCGTTACGCAGTACGTCGATGAACTCGTTGCCACGGTAATCTTCACCGAACAAATCCGCTTCGTCAGCAGAGTTCAGGTCACGCTTCCAGTTACGGAGTACTTCAACTGGGAGCATAACGCCCTGAGCTGAACGACCGTACTGCTTAGCAGCCGCTTCTGAACACTCGAACTCAAAGCGAGCTGCTTCCTGAGCGCGTTTGTCGTGTGGGTTAGCCAGTGCATTGATAGCACGCATCAGGCTGAACTGCTTAACTTCTTTCTTAGTCAAGCCGATGTCCTGAGTCTCAAGCGCACGCTCTGAACCGATCTTTTCGAGTAGTTCACCACGGAACTCTTCGATTGAACGGCCTTCAGAGATAGCTGCACGAGCCATGTCCTGCTGGTTGTGGCGAGCACCAAGTGCTACGATTTCAGCGGCATTGCGCTGTGCGGTCTTAGCTGCTTCAGCCTTCACCGCTTCGATGTCAAATTCAGACATTTTAGGTTCCTCTTTGAATGAAGTTTCAATGGTTGAAGGTTCGCTAGACCGACCAACACCGACTGTCACATCAGCAGGGATCGAAACTATGCTGGCTTCGACTGGACGCCAAGATTTAGCTACATAGCTATCACCCTGACGAACCAGTTTGTTGATAGAGTACCCTACGCTAATGTTAGCGCGGATTCCATCAACGACGTCATCAAAGACCTCTTTAGCCAGCCCACTTTTTCCAAAGCGGACCGTCGCGCGCAGTCTACGCGCCGAGCCGTCGAGTTCTACTGATTCTATTACCCCGATCTGTTGTTCAGGATCGTGGTCAAGCAACAACGGAGCGCGACCTGAGTTCAAGAACCCTAGATCAATCGCCTCTGCGCTGTGCTCCAATACTTCCTTGCCGAAAGAACGCTCGACAGGTTCCTCGCTAGATACAGCGATGCGAACGCGACGCGCTTTCTCGTCTACAGGTGAAGCGTCGAGTGAACTTGCGCGGTGACAGACTTCTGCTGCCATATCGCGCACTTCTTCTACTTCGACTACTTCTTCAGTCGTTGTCTCTTCGACAACTTCTTCGCGTACTTCGTCGGTCATAACACCGCCCTCTACTTCGTTACTCATTGAATAGTACCACTAACTTCAATTTTCGCCACTATCATAACCATCTGGCATCACAGCCGCTTGGTTAGCCGCATAAGGTTCCAGAGCGTACTTGATACCGAACTGTTCAGCCAGCTCGCGATCTTTAACGATCTGAGACATCAAATCTTCAGCGTCCTTACCGTACTGCGCTGCAATATCCTGAATAGACAGGACGCCAGCCTTCATACCTGTAATAGCCGCGTTCATCTCTTTCACTGGGTCTACCCATGACCAAGCGCGACCACGGAAGCTCGTTGCAGCCAAGAAGCGGTCATACTGACGGAGCGGAATACCGAACGTGTTCATCTCCATCGCTGAGCCTAACCACGCCTCGTAAATTGGCATGAGTACTTGGTCAACGAGGAACGTCTGGATGTTTCGGTAGTTGTCGCGCTCTTCTAGTGCGCCCTGACGGATAGAGCTGTAGCTGGTCGATTCTAGGTCGTTCGACAGTGAGGTGTACGAGACACCCATACCCGCTGCTATACCCTTGAGTACAGACTTGTGGAACGCCTCGAACTCAGAAGAGGGGTAGTCGGGCATGAACGATTTAAAGTCTACACCGTTCGGCAACTGGTGGAACGTGCCTGGCTCCGCGCTCATTAGCGGAACGTTGCCGTCCATCTCATCAGCCGTGAAGCCGTCACCTGCGGGTGAGGTGAAGAAGCCCATCTTAGACGCGCCGATACGCGCGTTGATAATAGCGGCTTCACGTAAACCGCCGAGCTGCTTCATGCTGAAGATGACAGGCGCTAACCACGGCTCGCCGCGTGTCTGTCCAACGCGCTGATGGATATATGCGTGGATCATACGGTCAGCAGGGATGCGACGGTACTTATTGCCGTTGCTGAATGTAGCGTACTCGTTGTCGCCTGGGTGTGTTGTGAGGACGTAGTAAGCGGTTGGACGCTTAAACTCATCTAGCTCGACACCCATGCGGACTTCACGCCCGTCCTGCATCTTCTTATTGAGCGTGTGGTCGATCTGATCAGGCTCTAGGAACTCTAGCGCGAACGAATCTTTGAATTTAGCCGAACGATGCTTAACGATGAACACTTCACCATCGCGTGAGATCGTCTCAATGGCTAATTTCTGCACATCTAGCCAGCTCATTTTACCGTCTACTGTGCAGTTACCGCGCTTTGCCCACGTAGAAAAAGCCGCCTCAACGGCGGTATTTCCTGACTGATCCAGCTTGCCTACGGAGTCTAGCGCCTTAACTTGCAGCAAAAAGCCCTTGTCTCCGACTACGTTCGAGCGCAGTAGGGAGAAATAGCGGCGTGCGTACTCATTATTTCGGGCTAGATCACGGCTACGCTCGCGTAGCGTGTGAATGGCGTTGCGTAACTCTGCGTCAGCCGAGTTATTGGAGCTCATAAAGTCAGATAGCAGACGACTCGTACCTGCACCCGCGTAAGAGCGTTTAATACGCTTGAACACGTTAGATACCTTGTCGTCTGGGGTATCTTTCTTGGTAAACCTGTCAAAAATACCCATCAAAATCTCACTTTTATCGTATTCCCGTTAGTACGTCCGTGCTTTAAGTCCTCGATATGTCGAAGTCTAGCAGCTTCCGCTCTGTAATAGTCTCGCGCTTCCTGAAGCTCTTTGTAACTCAGCTTAGTCAGTGCTCGCCCATTTATCATGTAGTACGTAACGTCTGAGTCGGCCTTACCTTCCAGTAACGACTCGATCTTAGAGACCATAATCTCAGCGTGGTTACGCGGATCGGCTTGATTATTATCTAAATCGACAATAGCTTCAAATTCGCCGCGATCTACGACGATTCTGTTACCTGAGCTAGTCTGTGTGATCTCTAACTGCCAGTAGTAGCGGCCTGCCACGAACGATGCTGACGTTGCGCTATCAACTGTGAACAGATACGTGTCATTCTCGGTTGCAGGTAACTTAATCTCAGTGTCACCGCCGCCGTGTATGCGCGCTACGTACTCTGCGGAGTACTCAGCTAACGGGTAGTCACTAATTAAGTCGGTGCGTTTCCACTGGATAAAATCCCCGACAACGACTTTCTTCGGCTCGCCCTCGGGAGCTAAGGTAGGATCAAACAAGTTTGCCATAATCAACGCCACGAATTAATGAAATTCTTACCCGTAGGGGGTACAAATGGTCGTTGCTTAGGCTTAGGTTGCGGAGCGGTATCGACGTTTTCATCATCAGCGTGCTCCAATCTATCAGCCAAAGCATTGACATTGATACCTATAATAGCATAAGCGGCGTAGGCGTATACAAGGCAATCCAACGCTTCATTTCGTGGCCTTATCTTCTCGTACACTCGACGCTTGAAGCCTTTTTGGTATCGAGTGACCACTTTTTCGGCTGTTAGCTGTCTAAAATACTCCTCATCAAGCCCTTCAGCGAAGTGTACGTAGCCTGGACCCATATCGGTAATTCTAAGCCGTGCAAAGATCAAATCCTTCGCTGTATCGACCCCAATACTGAAAAGTGGGCACTTCGCGACGTTATTTTTGCTCGGACGGCTCGAAATTGGTTTACCTTCGCCGCCTGCACCCTTAATCGCGAACACTTTGCGCCCTGCGTTCTTCTTACAGTAGGCGTAAACCGAGTTGGTAAAGTGACCGCCAGAGTCCACTGCGGCGGCTCGAATGGCTATTTTTCGGCCTGATTCCGTCTGATATTGGGCAAAAAGGTGTGAATCTAGGGCCGTCCAGAGCTGAGGCGTCGATGGATCGCCGTAAAGCGTCAAATGCTTGTAGATATACAGCTCTTCACCGCGCCCCATACCCACAATAGACAATTCTAGGCGGTTATCCTGTACGTCCACACCCGCAAACAGCGTTGCAACGTCATCAGGTATCGCATCCATCGGCTCTCGGCGCTCGTACAGGCCGTGTTCGTCAATCTGCTCGCCGTCTTCCTCCCACGTCTCGGCTAATGAGACGTTCACGAACGTCTGTAAATCATTAGCAGCTT